CTGTGGTATTGACTTATTGCCTTGTCTTGAACCTTTATTAGATGATTGAAGCTTTATTTCCTTTTGTTTTTTTCGTCGCCCTTTTTGTTTTTTTGGTGTGGGCAACTTTGTATTGGGAGGAGTAACGTTTAAAATTGGTGCGTAATCGTCTAAAATTTGTTTCATTTTGTTTTCTAGTTCTAGCTCTGACATGTCTTCTAGTTTCCCATGTTTTATTATTTTCCGTTCTATGTATAGTCCTGCTGCTTTGCCTCGATTCGTCTCAGCGTTTACAGCAGAAGAAAAGCTCCCCTTCTTCAAAGCCAAGTCCTTTATCCTAGCAAGTTCAGCCACGTGTCCTTCGTAGGATACCTCAAATTTTTTAAGTCTTTCTTCTTTAAGTTTTCCAATATAATGAGCCACCAATGGACTGAGTCTAGGGTTCATGAGTTCTGATCCTTCTTGTCTAGCTCTCTTGGGTGAGTACCCAGCAGCGGTCGCTGCTTCTGATTGGGTCATAGGTCCATCAGGTCCTCCGAATACTACGAACTCAGAGAATCTCATCTGCATTTCTGTTAATCTTTTTGGTACACCCATATTGACAATTTAGGGTAACATTGATAAAAAGTCAATGATGAAAGAGGGGAAATGTATTATGGGAGAAATGAGAAAAGATAGAGAAGAAAAACCCTACAAGGCTGACGAAGATTATATTAAGTTATTAGAGAAGGCTGCTAGGGATAGTAAAGCAGCTTGGGAGAAAGAACATAAGCTTCGCCAGGAAGCAGAGACCGAAACTATCCTCGTTAAGGGTATAGGTATGAATTCACCAGAGATGCGTACTATGAAAACTAAACTAAGTGAGACCGAAGTTATTTTAAATGGAACTAAGAAGATAGTAGAGGAGGGCTTTAGAAAGATTCAAGGGATGCAAAAAGAACTTGATCGAGTTAAGAAAGAAAATAATGATTCATTCAATAGGATTGCTGAGTTGTGTGAAGTGAATGAACGTCACCAAGAATTTAACGGAAAACTACAAGTTCGCTTGACTGAGGTAGAAGAAGAGAATAAGAAGTTGCACGATCATTTAAATAAACAAGTTGATAATGCTCGAAAGTCAGGAATGTAATGAGGTTAAGAGAGCTAATGGAATTCATGCAAGAATTTATGGACAATAAAGGTAAAGGACAAAAAGGATCTTTAGGAGATGCTTCAGTGTTCATGCATGTAGGAAATCATTTAGAAGAAATTAGAAGAATAGAAGTTCAAGAGAGTGCAATTATTGGGGCAAACTCAGTGAGAGTAGTTTTAAAACCAATGAAAGAGAAACGACTTATATCACCCACAAGCCCCGACTCCGGGTTTAAATTGTAAGCAAGAGTTACTTTGAAAAATGCAATTAAACCTGAGCGAAAATTATACCAAGATCTTAAGAAAAATACATGTTCCATCATCTGGAATCGTATTGAAAACCTTAGCTTACTCGGCATGCCTGATCTATTGGGCTACAATAATTCTAGGCACTTTTTCACTGTTGAATTAAAAGTCGCAAGAGGGAACAAAGTCAGATTCTCACCACATCAAATTTCATTCCATAAGTCACATCCAGACAAAACATTTATCCTGCTCAGGACCCTCGGTCCTAGAGCCTTGAAACTTGTTCCAGGATCCATGATCCAAGAACTATTGTCCAAGGGCCATGGTCCATGGGACTCAGTTGATTGGGTTTTTATCCAGAAAACTTTTGAGCTTGTAACTTAGGCTTGGAGCTTGGAGCTTGAACCTTACCGAACCGGTTCGTGTTCTCAGCATGCAGGTCCTCAGGCTTGAGGCTTGGAGCTTGCACCTTCCTGTAACCATTGTCCCTGGCCCATTGCTCATGGAGCTCTTCAATAATTCTAGTGTTTCGGATACGTGACATTCGGGACCTCCTTGTTCCAGCATGCTCTGCAGTCTAGACACTGGTTGCCCTGGTCCTTCGCCGGGCAGCTCTTGCTCTTCGTCGAGACAGCGCTGGTCCATGGCCACCAGGTCGCGTTTTTACCGTCGATCATATGACCAGATAGTCTAATGATCAAATTAGCCGGAATTACGGCAGGATTGATCAGGCGCAGGAGCTTAGCTTCCCGGGTCGGGAGCCAGTGCTTGGTGCTTGGTGTTAGCTTACAAACTTCTAATATGTTTTTAAAATGTGTGACTGATTGCAGGTCGCCGGCGTCGTGCCACCTGAACCAGGCTTGGCGCTTGATCTGGACCGCCATTGCTTCAGTCCATTGCGGATGCATCAGGGACGCCAGACGGTAGTACTGAGCGGCTTTGATTGCAGGATACCGGGTATAGTTGCCCTTGAGCGCATAGCACCCTGAGCACACTGAGCCCTTAATGGCGCGCAGCTTCTTACCTGTATTACATTCCCAGGCTGGCAGGCTGTAGCTCAGTCCGGGCATCTTCTTGGTCCGAGTCATTGAACCTGTTATTTTAACCGCGTCTTTTACTTTCATACTTTTTTATATCTTTTAATTGTGTTTGTTTCGTGGCGCTTGGCGCTTGGCGCTTGAAGCTTGGGCCTTGGCGCTTGAAGCTTGGACCTTCTTCAGGAAGGCCCGGCAACGCTTAACGTAGCTCGGCGGCAGGTCTTCATCCGCCGAGATAAAATATCTTAATAAATTAAGATTAGTCAAGTAGCACCATATACTCTTTAGCAAAATAGCGTCTGAAAAAATTGATTCCATCTCGTACTTTTTGCCAGTCCTTCTGATGCTCCGAGATCCCTGGAGGTTGACCCGTCGCTGAGTCTTTACGCTCAGCCTTCAGATTCAGATCGATGCAGGTATCATACACAACCGCCGCGAATTCTGGCAATTCTATAGATTGACCGCTGAAGGGATTCTGTCTTGTTACTAGCTCTGTGCTCAACTCGCCATCTGTTAAGTCATATGGCAGTTTCATTTTTTTGTTGTTATATTTTATTGTTGTCATTTTTTAGGCTCCATATCTTTCTTTACTAGTCGCAGAATCTCTTCTAGAGCGTCCGCGATTCTTTCTAGTTCTTTTGTTGCATATTCCATATTATACCTCTTTCTAAATTCATCCTACATGATCCCAGGTCCATTGTCAACGCTGCTTGCAGCTTGGAGCTTGGAGCTTGTAGCTTTTTATTTTTTCTTGACCCCGGATCCAGCTGATAGGTATTTCACCTTATGCTAGAAAATCAAACCTAGTTGTTATCTCAACTGGATCTGGGCTCAAGGGCGCCTCTACAGGGAATACATAAATGTTTCCTAATCAAGGCGCCTGTTGGCCTTATGTTTTATTCAGTTAAATATAGCCAGATAAATCCAGCTATAAATAAAAAGACATAAAACCATAAACTTTCTAAAATCATTTTTTACCTTTATTAAATGATTGGTTTAATTTCCATTGTTCTATATCCAGCTGTCTCAATCTATGTTGCGAATATAAGAACAGGCAAAAACCACCCACTATTAAACCAAGTCCAATCCACAGTATTAAGTTATAATCTATCATATATTCTCCTATATAAACCTTTGACTTTTAAAAGTCAATAGTTTATAAATATATCTTTAACTTAATAAAGGAGAAATAAATGGCTAGAGTAAGAAATAATCAAGGGCATAGATCAAAAATATTAAATGTATTTATGCGACCTTTTTTAGAACAAGAACTAACGCAAGAAAAAGAGGCATTTGACCAAGCAAGGGAAACTATAAAACCCTTACAAGATAAAACTTGGCAACTTGCCCAACAAATAGTAAGCCGACATTATACACCAGAAGATATTAAGATGGCTTATCATCTTCAAAATAAGTTTGATAATGTAAATACTATTGCAAAAGATAGTTGCTTTCATTTTGGTTATATGGCGAAGAAAGATGGCTTTGAAAGTACAACTGATGGCGAGTATGCAAGGGAAAATCGTCATAGAGATCAAAGCGATCAAGACGATAAGTACATCACAAAGCATTTTGATTTTCGACTTGATGGAAATATAAATGGTTCAGAAAATAGTAGGCAAAATGATTTTGCTTATGCTTATTTTCGTGATGAGTTAAAAGGCAAAGTTAATAAGGGTGAAAAATGTAATCCAGATATTAACATTGAACAAAAATGGGGTGATGGTAGTGGCGAAGAAAATCACTCGAACCCTCATTGGACACAATGCGAACAAGCTAATGAACGTGAACTTGGTTTGAGTGGTGGTAGAGATAATCAAACATCATACGCAAAACAATGGAACAATGATTATCAACTCGATTTAATTGGTCGTGAATATTGCCGAGATAGGCAAATCGGTTGCAATAAAGATGAGTTTGATGTTTTGATGGTTTGGCAAGTTGCTAAATCAAAATTGATCATGGCACATACTAAATGGATTGAAACTATTTTAGAACAAATGAAAGTTTTAAAATCTGGTTTACGAGATCATGTCTATTTAGAACAATCAATCGACATGGCAAAGAAAATGGGTTTAACAATATCTGAAACTGATATACTTGCGACTACATCAAAAGGTATTGTGGTTTCAAATACAGATATATTAAATCATTTGGCTAGTCTAAAAAATAAGACGCAAACTAGAGATCAGAAAATTGCGTTGCGTAAATTATACGATCAACAACAAGCCAAAATTTAGGCATTGACATTAGTGGGATAATAGTTCATTATCCCACAATGGACACACAAATAAAAAACAATCAAAAGTTCAGAATCAAATACACTAAAGAAGATGGCGAAGAAGTAAGACGTTTCGGCATTTTAACTGATAACTGTCGTGGATTTGGGAATAGACAAAAAGACAGTAGACCTTTTTTACATTATTGGGATTTAGATAAAAAAGGATATAGATATGCAACTAATTGGGAGATACTATGAAACTAAAAAAGTTCTTGAATAAAAAGACTCCTAAAAAAGATAAGTTGCGCATATTAAACCAAATGCTAAAAGTGGCTAAAGCGAACAATGGCACGATTAGTGTTATCAAAGCAAGAGAGGTAATCAAAAATGGCTGATAAAACAATTAAACTACAAGGAAGTAATTTCTTCGCGACTTTTAAAACACAAAAAGAGTTGAGAGATTATATTGAAGGGCATAACTTGGCTGAAGAAAGACGTTTGCTTTGGTTAGGTGTTATGTTTGGTAGTAATCACGTTGCTCATATGGTCAATGAAACATTTGACCTAACTTATAAGAAGGGCAAGAAATGAAGTATTGCCAAGGTCCAAAGTGTCATGAGTATAAAACCAAGGACCGCATACGCGGTCCTAAAGGTGATAAGCGTTATGAAACGCGCAAGCGATCTTCATTCTATTATCTTGATGGCAATGCGTGTTCAATGCAATGTCAGAATGATTGGTTCAATAAGTTTGGCAAGATGGCTCTTGATCACTTCGGTAGAATACATGAGCCTAAAAGAACTAACTGTGATCAAGCATGGTATAAGAGTTATAATTATAATGGTCAATACTCATTCATTAATGATTTACTTGGCGAGCGTATACTAATTACAGAACAACAATACAACGATGAGAACTTTGTTAGTCCATAACAAATGGTCAACGCGCTAACGCGCGTTGGCTCTTGGTTCACCCCCCTCGCGGGGGGTGAACCCTGCACCATGGATCAATAGAGGTACCAACCCCATTTCCAACTATCTCCGCACAGGAAACATCGATCCCCCTTTTTTAAAAAGGGGTCCCACTACTTTAGGTTGAATTGCTTGATTTAGAGAGACAAGGCTGTTAAAAACTTGTTGAACATCATATTATGATGCAAAAAATTTTATAAAATTTTTATATGAATCTAGACGTAGATATTAGTAAATTACCAGCAGATGTTAGAAAGACCTATCTACAACTTCAAGTATTGCACGCTGAAAAAAAGATACAGAACAGAGCTAAGAATGATTTTTTATCTTTTGTTAAATGTGTGTGGCCTGAGTTTATAGAGGGGTCTCACCATAGAATTGTTGCAGAAAAATTTAATAAATTGGCTAGAGGAGAGCTAAAGCGCTTAATCATTAATATGCCTCCTCGTCATACTAAATCAGAATTTGCATCTTACTTACTCCCATCATGGATGGTGGGTCGTAATCCAAAGCTCAAAATTATTCAAGCAACCCACACCGGAGAACTTGCTATTAAGTTTGGTCGTAAAGCTAAACACCTCATTGATTCTGAAGAGTATCATAAGATATTTCAAACCAGATTACAGGAAGATAGTAAAGCCGCTGGGAGGTGGGAAACAGCACAAGGCGGCGAGTACTTCGCTGCCGGGGTCGGTGGTGCTATCACTGGACGGGGTGCTGACTTATTGATTATTGACGATCCGCACTCGGAGCAAGATGCCATGTCGGAGACCGCTTTAGAGTCTGCCTATGAATGGTACACTTCAGGACCACGACAACGTCTTCAACCTGGCGCGTCTATTGTTTTAGTAATGACAAGATGGTCGACCAAAGACTTGACTGCCATGTTATTAAAAAATCAAAAAGAAGTTAAGGGTGATCAATGGGACGTGATCGAATTTCCAGCACTCATGGACCATGGACCAGTCTGGCCTGAGTATTGGGAAGCGGAAGAACTTGAGAAAGTTAAAGCAACCTTACCCGTTAAGAAATGGAACGCGCAATGGATGCAGGCTCCCACCTCTGATGAAGGAGCGATCATTAAACGAGAATGGTGGAAACCTTGGAAGCATGAATGGATTCCCCACTTGCATTATGTCATTCAAAGCTATGATACCGCCTTTATGAAAAAGGAGACCGCTGACTTTTCAGCGATTACCACCTGGGGTTTGTTTTATCCGAATCCGGATTCCCCTTTGAACTTAATTTTATTGGATGCCATTAAGGATCGATATGAGTTTCCGGAACTGAGAAGAAAAGCTTTAGAGCAATATAAGTATTGGTCACCGGAGATGGTGATTGTGGAAGCGAAGGCTTCTGGCTTACCTTTGACCTATGAGCTTAGGCAAATGGATATCCCTGTCGTAAATTTCACCCCTAGTAAAGGAAACGATAAACATGTAAGAGTTAATAGTTGCGCTCCGGTGTTTGAAAGTGGTATGGTATGGGCACCCGAGACAAAATTCGCGGAGGAAGTGATCGAAGAATGTGCAGCATTCCCTCATGGCGATAATGATGACTTGGTTGACTCGATGACTCAGGCGGTAATGCGTTTTAGGCAGGGCGGTTTAATTCAGCATCCAGAAGATTACAAAGATGAGAAACAGGAGCCTAGGAAACTAGACTATTACTAATGGCAGGTATTAAATGACAATTATTACAAAAGGCATGGGAGCGATTATGAAAGGCGTTAAGAAGCGTAAGATGCTTACTATTTCAGGATCTTCTACTCCTAAGAAACGTACCGTTATCATTAAAAAACCGAGTAAAACTAAACTTGCGGACACGTGGCAAGACAGACGTATTGACGCCATCAATCGTAAAATTAAAAAAAGACCTGGAATTTGGGACGATTATCTTCAAGAAACTTCCGATATTTATGGCTCTAAAGCTTTAACTAAAAAACAATATAAGAAAAATCAAAAGAAATTTTATTCATTACCTGAAAAGGAACGAAATAAGAT